TCTTGACGTGCTCTTTGTCCAAAAAGCATCGCTCTTTCAATATCCACCTTATGTTCTCTTAATTTCAGATTCCAGATCCGTGACCATTCATCTGCATATCCTCTGTATTTTGTCGCAATCGCAGTGTTTGACATTTCTGCTGATGTTTTAAAGATCTGGGTATACCCATAATCATCATCCAATGTTTTCGCCCAAGCGTCAGGAGAACCAGTACCTTCACCAAAAGAAGTACCAATGATCTGACATTTGTCGTCATCACTAAGGATATTATAGCCTGTGCTAAAGTCTGAACTTGGCAAGGAAATAATACGCCCTGTGAATGTGTTGGATGTACCAGCATCTGTAACAGCACTGTCAATTCTAACTGTGGCATAAGCTACACCAGCAGTAGAATCAAGCACCTGTACTGCAAACACCATACCTTTAACAAGCCAATTCACATCAGCCGCAGATCCACTTGAGCTATCATCAACAACAAATGAATATTGGGTTCCAGCAGTAACTGCTGACCCTCCATTCACATCTGCCGCTAGTTCAAATGATCTGGTCGTCCAATCTATCTTTGACCTGTTTTCCAAGAACCTGAAAACAGGATCCGTGGTAGGTGATTTCGACATCTTACTTAAATATACAAAGAACGGAGATTCGTCTGGACTCAATTCAGCGACTCTATCGCTAAAGTCGTATAATCGTCTTTGATCAGGGGTACTTTCACCCGAAACGCTTGTTGCGGCGTTTGTCATGTCAGTTGCCTTGACCATGCCTGTATTTACAGCCATTTTGACTCTCCTACTTCATTACTCTCTATCAACTACCTTCCGGTCTTCAAGTAGAGTTATTTAACTAAAATTGTCCCTTGTCCCCAGCACCTACAATACTGTCCCACATGGCATCATCATGCGACTTTGCCTTTGGATGTGGTTGGCCTTGTAGAACACCCGCCGAACGAGGAACCTGCCTTGCGGCGTTAACCGCTTCCATTGTATCATTGTTCGCAACAGACTGACCGCCCTGCATCTGCCAAAGTTTGACTAGATTGTTTAAACCTACTCGCTCCTTTGGTTGGGTAGTGAATTGTAGAAACTCCTGAATGTCATTATCCGACATCTTGTATGTTCCTCTTAGTTCACTTACCGTATTTTGCATTTGCATATCAGCTTGCATCTGTTGCTGTTGTTGGGATAATGCAGATCTCAATCTCTGATTCACCAAGGATTCTATCTTTTGATTGACATATTTCCCTGAATCGGAGTTCTCATCTGTAAAAGCATCCCAAGGATTGAAATCATCTTTTTCAACCGTTTGCCCATTTGACTGTTGAGTTTGTGGGTTAGCTATACCGTTCTCAAGTACCTGTACAAGGTCGGGTCTCTGCTCTAACAGTTCAAGGATCTGACCACCCTGTTGCAATCTAGCATTCTCGGCCTGTGACCGATCATACATGGATTGGAACTTTCGTGCCTCTGCTTCATGATCTATTAAAGTAGCCGACTCATCTACCATTTCTTGAGTAACACCCGACCCATCTTGGGCAGACTGCTCATTTACGATATCTTCCACGATGCTCTCGCTACCGGGAACAAAACCCTCATTAGCCATTGGCTGGTCGTCTAAGACGTTTACTTCCTGTTGTTCTAGTGTTGACATAGTTTCTCCTTAGATGTCTAGGCTTCGGGAGTTGAACTGACCTTGTTTTGAACCTCTTTTAGGTTACTGGACAATTTCTCCACCTCTAGCTTCACCTCGTTTTCTAGTTTTCCACGTTGCACCCTTTTATCTGCCTTTGATTCTGAACTGATCTCGGAGAGACGAGTTTTAAACTTCTCAACCTCGACCCGTTTTCTATCACTGACAGATTCTCTTTGGGCTGTCTGCAAGTCACCTTGCAAATTCTTTATTTGTTCTTCCATTGCTTGAATCTGTTGTTGCATTGCTTGCTTCTCTTCTGTCCTACGCATAATGCCCTCCTTATCAAACAACTCAGGATTTTTCTTTAATACTTCATATCGGTCTACAATACCCATCTGGAACGCCTCTAAATACACAGCAAGTTCTGCATATTTATTAGAAGGCATTGTAGAGCCCGGTTCAACTCTTATGTCATGTTTCTCCAATATGTGCTTTTCTTTCTTCAGATCCAGAACCGCACCAGACACATCTGTATAAAAATTTGCCATGACCTCTGTTATGTTATTGTTTGGCTGTGCCAATCTAAAAACTTTTTTGTAAGTATAATGCCCTTTAGACAGATTGTAGAGAACCTTCCCTAGCTTATTTATACTGAACTCTATATCTCTAAGTTTGGATTTGGGCCTTTCACTCCCCAAGGCTATCATTCTCTCTGTCGCCTTTGATGTCTCAGGAGCCTTATCTGCAAATCCATGCATCATCTCAGGTAAACCAAATATAAAATCTATGTAAAACTCTGACTGTTGTATCAATTTATAGAACTCCCCAGCCAGAGGTTGAGGTGCTGGATAATGGGGCTCTCCCTGAGAGGAATCAACTTCAATGACAGCATTTGGATTGGCCCAATCTTTTTCAAGCTGGTCAATGTCATCGACGCTTCCCAAGGGAACCAATAATTTCAATCCGGCTGAAGCCTGTGCATGAGACAAAGCAAGAGACCATAGTTTGTTAAGCAACCTTTGCATGGGTCTGGCTCTGGAAACATCCGATTTGGGATAAGGTGTTCCTGTCCAGATATTGGGAAGGGGTATAATAGGATATTCATCAGTATTCAGGATCTGTTCATAAAGAACGACCCCACCCAACGACGCACATATCTTGACACGGGTCTGTAAGACCTCAATAGCCGTGAAGGCTCCTATGTCAAATGCCTCTGAGTTTTCCTGAAAGAACTGCGAATATTCTTCTTGGGATAAGATGTCCTCTTCCTGAGTCTGCATGTCAATGACCCTATAAAATGGAACTTTTATCTTATAGAACCTTTCAAGGACTTGATATTTCTTTACCTCGAAATAATCCTTGTCCTTCACCTCAGCCGGAGTAAAGACCGTCATTGAATTTTTATTTTGCGAGGAGGGATAATCCTCATCGTCATAACTAAAACTTGATAGCTCCCTTATAAGCCCCGGCACGACCTCACCCGTCTCAGGGTCTGTAGTGTCTGCTAATTCAGGGTAGAGGTTGATGACCTGCTCACCAGTAAGGATGGTGGAAAGGATAAGACCATCCGAATCGCTGAACCAGCGATCCCTAGAGCTGGGAGATGCGTACACTCTAAAAGGATCTATATAGGTGAACTTGACATCACCTCTACCGAAATCTGATTCCGAGTCAACATAGGCATACAGATATCCCATGCCGGTGGTGGCATAATCCTGTATCGCCTGTTTCATCTGCCAATCACCATCTGACTTCTCCCACACATAGTTCATAACACTACGCCAAAGAGTAGCAACCTGAACATCAGAGTCCTCTCTTGGTGTGATCGTAAATGCTGGGGGTCTTGACGTGAGAACTGCTTTAAATTTTTCTATGGCAGACGATATCCTATCCATTGGAATATCTGCCTGATTCCTTGAGGATAATTCATCTGACTCACTGGTCGTAAAATGATTCCCAAGATAAAAGTCTATATCCTTACGGGCCTCTATGTCCCAGTCAGACCTCGCATCTCTCCATTGCCTATAGAGTTCTTCGTTACGTAATGCTCTCGGGTCTTGATCCATATTATCTCGGTATATAAGGCATTGGACTTAACACATTACCCAAATCCCTTGGCTTATTGATAACAGAATCAAGGCTCATTGGATTGATATATTGTCGCATTTCAGGGTCTTGTAACATTTGCCTTAGTCGCATTAACTGTAATGACTTTCTAGCATTATCAACTGTATTTTGTTTAATGCTATTTTGCAGTGCTCCAGCCTGCTCGCGAACCACACCAAGACCCGTACCACCCTGATACACCTCTGGGTTTGCCTGCCTCATATCAATACTATCGCTTAACTCACGATTCCCTTGCTCGCCCATCATCTGTGGGGGTACTGGTGGGCCTATCATGTCACCATCTTGAAAACCTAACAAGCCCATTAAGCCTTTTTTTCTTGGTTTTAAAAACTTTTTAACCATATCTGCCGGTATAGAATCTTGAGGAGACGTTGCGGCTGTAGATAAAGCAAGTTTATAAGCTTCCTGTATTGCATTTTCAATTTTATTACCAGTTTCCATACCTCCATAATACCTAAGCCCACTTCCACCACCTACTTCTTCAGCGGGGACAGATACAACTTGTCGAGCATCATAAAGAGGCATATTTGTATTAGGGTCAACCCTACTGGATTGCCCAAGAGACCCATCAAACATTTGATGAGGAATAACTCCTCCACCATTCTCATAGCCAGTTAAACCACCTTGTTGCTTAGCAACTGTTCCCTGCTCACCCAGAGTCTGTGGAACAATGCCATATAATAATTTATTAAAAGCATCAGCTCTATCCCCTTCTTTAACCAATCTATTAATTGCTTCTATTTCTTTTACATCAGGGTTTTCAAACTCTAAAAGGGTATCCGTATCACCATAAAAAGGACTATGGGAATACACCCTTTCAGCATTTCTCATATCTTGAGGCACCATTTCCTCATAAGCCCTTTGCCTTTTTCCTTTTGGGGTGATCATCGAAAGCAATTTTGATAATCCGCTCACTTTATCGCCACCCTGATAGCCGGTTAGCGTTGGTTCAAATTCTTCTGACCTGTACCTAGGAAGTTCTGGGCTTTGATTTAATTTTGGAGTCGTACCCAATATCCCAGCTAATATTTCTTGCTCTGGATTTTGCAAGCCTTGAAGTTGTCTTATATAAAGACTCATTGGCACTGCCCCTAACCGCTCCTCTTCTACGTTCATTAACTCACTTAAATTTTGCGGAAGTACCGAATCACCATTTTGATAGCCAGTTAATCCACCACCTGAATAATTCGGTGTGATCTCTCCACCCCCATACATGGGCTTTAGGCCTCGAAGCGTGGTCATTGCTAGTAATTTATCTATAGCGGCATGACCGCCCTCTTTTGGCTTGTTATTCATTTGTCTTAATCTCATGGTTCCTAATTCAAAACTTCCATTACCCGCCGCCTTAACACCAGACATGGGAATAAAGGTCTCACCGTTTGTCATTATGGCGTTCACTCCACCCGAAACCTCTTCTTGGGTAGCGGGAAACTGACTCGCCCAGTCCTTTATCCAAGGATAGATCTTTGTCGCATGTTCTGTAAGAACAAATCCCGGCCCCGCTTTTACCTTCGTTGTGTCGGTCGATGGGCCTGCGATCATTCCTTGATCTCAAAATGCGGGAAATCATCAAATCTATTATCCTTCACTTCCCATCTCCCATTCTCCTCATACATATCCCAATTACCACCCCATCTTATCTTAATCCCCATGCTACGAGCAATGCCAATAACGAACCCAGCAAAGAGGGTCTGTCTTTCCCGGTCTTCC